GTGGTATATTAAATAGAGATAGGGGGGTAGTGTATTGAGGTGCGGTCCAATAACTACCCCCTATCCCATAGGGTATATAGAGGAGGTGTATGCCCTATTAACTAGGGCTCCTCTATAGCAATGTATTCAACCCCTTCTGGAAGTCTAGGATCTGGATACTCTGCTGTAAGTTTAAGAATCTCTTTAACTGCATCATTAGTAAACTTTTGATACAATGATTCAGGCATCTCTATGTCTGTTTTAGAGATACGGGCAAGAAATTCTTCACAGCAGTACCCTTTTTGGTGATCATAGTTTCTCCAATCAACATATTGTGTAAAAGGGTTGTAAGGATTGTCGGTTGTAGATAGGAGGATTGCTTTATTATTACCCATACAATTCTCCTTTCTTACTTATACTTATTGACGGTAGAGGTAGAGATACCGAGGAGGTCTGCTACCTCTGTCTGTGTGTGTCCTGCTGCAATAAGAGCCTTAATTCTTGCTTGTCTAGCAGGGGTGATACTAATTTCTTCAATGGGGGTAGCATATTTGGTTACTACCTCTAGGTCTGTGTTATCTAGAATCTCTTTTAGCACAGACTTTCTTATAGCACCTGCTTGTATTGCTTCCCATTCTCTTGGCGAGATGGGGATTGTCTGCTTCTTAGCACCCACCATTAATCTAGCTCCAGAAATGGCTTGATTGGCATACTTCTTTTTCTTTTCTTTATCTTCTTTAATTGAAGGATCGTCTTGCATTTTCTGTTTAAGAATAATGTTAGCTAATGCTGTAGCTTTTCTTTCAGCAGGCTTGTTAATCAATGCTGTTCTAAGACTATTCTTAAGAGAATCGACTTCTTGCTTATACTTTAAAGCTGCTGCTTCATTATAAGGCTGATCCTCAACTTCAAGACTTGCTTTTCTTGCCTTGTTTGCAAGAGCTTTAAGCTGATTGGCATAATTTGCATATGTTCTTTCAACTTCTGTTCCAATATGATCAGGACCAGACAGCAATTCTCTTGCATCTTTAGCTTCAGCCATCTTAGTAGACTTAATAGTTCTTCTTTCTTCAGTCCACATTGGTTTGCCATTCTCATCAAGAACAGGAACCTTTTCACCTTTGACTGTTTTCATCACGGGTTTTGGATAATACTCTTCTACTTCAATGTATCTCTTTTCTCCTGTTTCAGGATCAATTGGTCCACCTTCAGATTGCCTAGCTAATCTTCTAGTATTAATTATTTGTGGAGACTTAGCTCTTGAAATTATTGTTTCAGCTCCACCACCTTGCTGATACTTATCTTTTAATGCTTGAATACCATTCTCAATATACGATCTACGAATATCAAGGTTATGCTTTTCAGCATCAATAACTACCATTGAGTGTTTAACTGCTCTAACAATTTCACTATTTGAAGCACCAAACTGCTGCATGTCAGTTATCAAGTTTGTTACTTTACCCATTTCAATTTGGCATGTCTGGTGTTTAGGCTTTGGGGTTCCATCGGGTTTAGCATAAATTCCTGTATCGAAGTCTTTCAAACTAGCAAATGCAGGAAGAGTATTATCAATCCATTTAATCTCTTTATTATTGTTTGGAATAACAATTACTGTATCACCATCAAAGTCAGCACCAGACAACTGATTTGCAACATGTTTATTAATCATAACTGCATCTCTTGGACTTGTACCGATTATTGATTGGCATTCTTTATTTGAATTGTTAACAATAAGATGAGGAATCTCAAACTTTCCTCCATGAGGATATCTAACAAGAACTACTTCTTCACCATCTTTAAAATTAGGAGCATAAATCTCATTATCTTTTAATGTTACTGACGGAATGATTACAGATGTGGCTTGTCTAGGAAGCGCAGCGGCCTTCAATTTTACTGCATCTGAATCACATTTCTCAGCAAATGGCTCTAATAATCTTTTCTTGACAGCTGGATTTGTAAGCTGATTAATTCTTTCAAATTGATCTTCTTTAAGCTTAAAAGCTTCATCAAGCTGTCTCTTTACAAGAGGATTAGGTTGTTTAGCTAAGAATTCTGAAGCAAGTGACTTTTGCCATTTAGACCAGTCGCCTTCTTCATTTACTTTGTTAATACAACTAAGTTTCTTTTCTCCAGTATGAATATCAAGGTATTCATGCTGTCCACCAGCAAGAAGTTTAGCATCTGCTTCTCCTTGTTCTTCTGAAAGCTTAACAGAAGCACCAAATGGATTATCTTTATCTACTGTTCCTGTTATCTTTCCAGTTTCTGGATCTTGCGAAAGACCTTTCATTAACTTAAGATGCTCAAGCTTGTCTGTATATTTACCAACAGACTCATGCTTTGAGTTAACAATAATATCAATTCCTTTAGGAACATCTTTAAAAGCATCTGCATTATATACAGCCATACCTTTAATATATCTAGTTCCATCAACAGCAATACGAACTTGAGCATAAGTCGAATTCTGTAATGACAAATCCTGAACTCCAGGACGAAGTTCGATAAGACCATCTCTTTCAAGACCACCATGGGCTCCATCACGAATATAAATTCTGTCAGAACTAATAGATTCAGGAGTTCTTATGCCAAGCCATGTCTTACCGTTATCAATAGAATGATACTCACCAAGAGTTTCAAGCTTGTTATCCTCAAGTACAGCCTTAACAGCTTCACTGTAGGTTGTTCCAGGAGGACATAAAACCTGAATTGATGTCTTTTGACCAGGTAATTGCACTTGTTTGGCTTGAATATATTTTAATTCGTATCCTTGATCTCTAAGAGCTGCAATCGCTGTTTGCAATCTAGTTCTTGTGATACCAGCTAATAGCTCAGCTGATTTACCGACATCTACAAACTTTTTGTCGTCAACCATTTTCTTGAGCATTTTAGTAGTATTATCAATTGCTTCTGCTTTCTCCATTGCATTAGGAGCAAGAAGATTTCTTACAGTAGACTCTTTCGACTTGTCGCCGAACATCTTTTCTGCAATAGCAGTATTAGACATTCCCTTCTCTTTAAGCTTAAGAGCTGTATTGATCTCGTTTTGTTTCTTAGCTTTAAGAGATACGGAATTTCTTGCTCGAAGTTGGTCAACTGACATCTCTTCAAATATCAATTTTCCATTTTCATCAAGTTTAAATACTTTATCGCCTTTCTTAATTCCTAATTCTGGATTATCTTTTTCTGCAATTGTTGTCTTATAACTATTCTTTGGTGTCAGCATTCTTGCTATTTCTTTAGGAGAATATCCTTGACTTCTAAGTTTTGCAACTTCATCACAAAACCAAGGCTCTCTGTCATATTCATTATCTCCATAATCGAAACCAGCAAACCAATCTTCATGCTGATACGGATTATCTCCAGAACCCCAAGGATACCTTCCAGAACGTCTAGCAACTCCTATGTGCGCTAGGTAATCCTGATTGTCACTCATTACTAGACTCCTTTCTGAATATCAAGTATTCGTTTATCAAACAATATTATTTTTGCCATTATTGCTCGAATAACTCCAGGTTCTGGAATTTCTTCAAGAATTTCATTATTCTGATAAATTCTTAAAACTATCATTATGTCTTCTGGATTCTTTTTATACTCCAAACAAAAGAAAGCTGCATAAATCTCAAGCTGTTCCATATGTGCTGGAGTAACACCTGTTTTTAAATCATGAATTCTTAATGTATTATTTCTAAAAGTTATAGAGTCTGTTGTTCCAAATGCATTGTCACTAAAATATAAAACTCTTTCAGGAGACATTCTATAACCAATGGCATCATTAACATATTCATTCAATGTTAAATGGGCTCTTGTGTTAGGAAGCTTCTGACCAAGCTCAATACACTTAGCAGCAAATGCATGTAACTCAGTTCCTCTTTCAACAGCAAGATAATTTCTATAAGACTCTACTAATTTGTCTTCATCATAATTTATCCAGCTATATTTTGATGCACTCAGAAAGGCGTGCTTACCTACCTGATTCCAGTGCTCGTTGAAGATCATTTAGAACCTCCTCTTTATTCTCAGGAAATATAAATGCTGAGAATGACATATTATTCATCTTCTCAACATAGTAATCTTGATTCGGCTGATGCGACGCATCCTTTGATCTTTTGTCTTCAAGGGTTGCCCATCTGTCATTGTATAATATCAATAAATCTGGAATCCCTTGAATATGCTTAGCATCTAGTTTTGTAACTATCGCGCCAGGCATTCTCTCTTTAATCTCTTTTATGAGGTCGCTTTGAAATTTAGATTCTCTCATAAAATATCAAGCCTCCTCAAAAATTAATAAGAAAGGTAAAAATCATATTTTAT